CCACCTTCACCATTGCACTTGGTACATTGAACCCAAAGTCAAGACCATAGACCACCTCACCATCCTCGGGAAAATTCTCCGTAGTCTTGTAGTGCGTATATATCAAATCTTGACTTAACCCCCTCTCGCCCAAGCCATACACTTGCCAATAGTTAGGGTCGGCATCCTTCATCCTCTCCAACTCCAAAATAAGTTCCCTTGGAAGAAATGGATTGTCACGAAATGTTGTGATATAAAAATCGGAGTCATCACGTGGGATAACCATATCGTATATCCAACTCGAAACATCAGAAGGGTTGTAGTCAATCACTATCTTACCCTCGGTACGCATAATAAGTTGCATCCACGCATCATAACTCAATTCATTGGCCTCATTGCAAAACAAATAATCCCTCGCCCTACCACGAATCTTTTGTGGCTGATCTGCGGAGACAAACTCAATGATGTTGCCATTCATCTCGTAAATCTGATCCGTTTTATTGTGATTGTTCTCATCATATATCCCAAGTCTACCAAGTATATCGATAAAGTCCCTCAAGACCGTACCCTTTATGCTTGGAAGCGATTGGCGAACTATCGTTAAGGTCTTGCCATTCTCTTGCAATAACTTTACGATGAACCAAATGAGGATGTTATAAGTTTTACCGGAGCGAGAGCCTCCCTGCATCACCGTGATGCGTTTATCACTATCCATCAATAATTCAAAGACCTTGTTAGTTTGGAGTTTGGCTTCCATAGTAAAAAAAAAATTCGAGTTTTAGTTTTCGAGTCGAAAAAGTGTACCAAAAAGGGGGGTCATCGTATAGTGGTTTTTTATATGTGTGTTTTGGTGGTTGTCATTTGGGCGGTTTGCCCCCGCCTCGGTCGGTTTCGGTTTTGTAAAGTACCCTCCCCATCGTGTGCGGCCGCTTTCGTTCTTATAGTTTATCTTATGTTAAATTGACAATTTTATATAATATGTTGTTGCCATATCCTCACTCCCTTGCCTTGCCACTCCCTTACCTTGCCACTACGTTGCCTTGCCCCTCCCCCACCCTACCGGCTACGCTACCTTTTCCAGTTCGTGAGGGCGCACCACTTCGACTGCAACGTTATTTAGGTTGCCTTCGATTTTGCTCTCAATCTTTTGAGTTGGTAAACCTACAAAGTATTGCATAAAGATCTGAAGCGCTTTAATATCGCCTTCTTCGACCTTTTGCCGCAATACCTGAAAGGCCTTGTCGGCCATTGGATAGAGTTTCTCGATTAGTTCGTGTTCTTCCATCTTCCGTTTTCTACCGGCTCCAGGTCGAGCGCCGCCATGCTTCCCTTTGCGTTGTTCAATAAGTTTGTCAAGTGTTGCGTCTTTCATCATGATAGATGTTGAATTTTCAAGCGTGAAAGATTATTGTTTTTCAGTTTTTAGTATTGCTTCCATATTATGCGTGAAACCTTTTTCGTGGTCAACCTTTGCCCGTTCATATATTCTGAACTTTGCCCACCCGGTTGGATCTTTTGCCGCTTCAATAAATTGCACAAAATCTTCAATAAAAAGGTTAAGTATCAACCCTTTATTATTTTTATCTTCTCGAATATAAAAGCCTTTTTTCTTCAATCTATCCAAAATAGACATACTTTCCTTGCTTTTTATTCAAAATACACAATACTTTGTTAGTATTTTTCTATTTCTTTTATTTTTCTTTATTAATTTTTGTTTATTAACTTTTGTTTATTATCTTTGTTGTATTAATTCACCACTAAAAACAAAACACAATGAAAAAAGTATTGATCCCCGCCACAATTTACGCCGCTATTATTTTGGTCAACCTTATTGCCTGGAAAATTATCTAACTAAATTAAAAAACTATTTTTTATGTATTACAGAGTTTATGCAAAGTTTAAAGATCAATCAACCTTTAAAGCAATTGACTGCAGTAAAGGCATTCAAGTTAATAACTTAATTTTTGCCACAATTATAGAAAGCGAAAATATAGGAAAGGCAATTGATACATATAAAGCAATTGACCCAAACATTGTAGAAATTCAGTTAAGATCAGTTGAAACAAATAAAACAATAAAAGTAAACTATTAAAAAACTATTTTTTATGTCAGCCACTACACAACAACAAAACACGCAAATTGATAGCAGCTATAAAGTAGTAAAAAAACTACTCTCGGACGGTAAAACTAACCTTAAGATAGCCAAAAATAGCTTAGAAACACATGTATTATTTTTGGCACCAGCTAACACAATAGGGACGCATAACGTTTGCCCTTTCGCCTCAGCCGGGTGCATTAAAGGTTGTTTAAATACTGCCGGTCACGGTAAATTTACCAGCGTACAAGAAGCAAGGATAAATAAGACTAAATTTTGGGCCTACAATAGAAAGCAATTTTATATCCAATTGGCTGATGAATTGTTAAAAATACATGATAAAACAATAAAGAAAGGCCAAGCTATTGCCATACGTTTGAACGGTACTTCTGACATTGATCATTTAGACTTATTAAAGCGGTACACTGGAATTAATTTTTTAGATGATTTTTATTCTGATCTAATTTTTTATGACTACACTAAAAATATCAACGCAATAAAAAAGTACAAAGGTACCAGGTATTCATTAACATTTAGTTTATCAGAAACTAATTTTTTGCAGGCCCTTTCTGTACTTGCTGATGGCGGCAATATTGCGGCCGTATTCGCTGAGGATCTACCAGAGAGTTATTTAGGATATAAAGTAATTAACGGAGACGAAACCGACCTAAGGATCTTTGATCCGGTTAACTGCATTGTAGGCCTTAAAGCTAAGGGTGACGCAAAAAAAGATATAAGCGGCTTTGTAATTAGACAAAAATAAACATATGAAACAGAAACAAAAAAAGCAAACTGAAACAGACAAAAAAGTAAAGCAAGTAAAAAAAGCAATTGTAAACGAATTAATTAAAAACAAAATTGATAAACAATGGATAAAAAGTCACCTAATAATAACCGGAATTTAATTAGAGCAATTATTGCCATAATTATTGCGGCATATATTGTAGGCCAATTACAGGATAAGTACTGTTTATAGTTAACTGACGAGGCTTAAATTAGCCGAAATAAAGGCCGCAAAATTGCGGCTTTTATATTAACCAAAAATAAAAGACAATGAAAAAGTCAATTAACATTACTTGTAATTTACACGGCGTTTGGATAATTAGCGCAATAATTGAGGGCATTAGCGTTAGCCGTTCATATTATTTCAGTACACGGAGCAAAGCATATTTGCAATTCATTAATGAATTTAAAGCCTATTTTTAGCCAATTTTATCCCCTAAAATACAAAAATGATACCTACCTACGCAATACACAATAAAAGCCCGTAAAACGCCTAAAAAGTGCCTTTAAATTGATTTAACTAAATTTCAGCAAATTTTGGGTGCTTTTTGGCATATATGCACCAAAAACCCGCCAAAAACCTTTGCGACTTTAGGAGCAAACCGGCGACAAAAACCCAACAAAAAACCTTTGCGACTTTAGGAGCAAACCAGCACCAAAAACCCCGACAAAAACCTATACGAACTTTGTGAGGATAGCCAAAAACCCAAAACTAAAACTTCTCAATCCTGCACTGGCACCCATATTCCTTGACCAAAAACTCTATGATCTTCTTAGGGTCTTTGTGTCCTGGAACCACGACAAAAACCTTTGTAGGGTTATCGCATAACTCATAACTTCTTTTCCTCACATCGGACAAAAACCTCACATAGGGTTCATCATTTGTGTCAATCATACATTGCATCCTATTGATGCCATTTATAACCGTAGTATGATCTACCCCCAAAAACCTCGCAATGGCCATAAGGGAGATATCCATATTCATTCTCGCAACATACATCAAGCTATGCCGGGCCATTACGACCTTCCTTCTCCTATCCTTCCTTTTAATTTCCTCCAGGCTCAAACCACTCACCTCCTCCACTGCTTTTGCTATTCCAATAATGTCCATCATACTATTTATTTTATTGTGTTATTTATACGCATATTAATTCCCCACCTAAGGTCAACCACGGGGTATAACCCCAACAAAAACCTATCCGAACTTTGTGAGGATAGCACCAACTCGCAACAAAACCCCATCAACCAAACCCAAAAAATCCTTTTCAACTTTAGGAGCAAAAACCCTTGAGTTATCCACAACCACCATATACATTTATTCATAAACATTTCTTTCATAGATAAAATCTATATTAACCACACATATTATAGATGTATTCAATAACTCGATGTAGTCGATTTTTTCATACTATTACATTTACATATGAGGCTCTAAAAAAAAACAAGTGTCTTCCAAATTTCTAAAAAATCCGCTACATTGACTACAAGGGTGGTTATCAACGAGATATACGCTACAAATCCGCTACACATCCGCTACATCCGCTACATTTTTGCCCAAATCCTCAATATTTCTTTTAAAACATTTCTTCATTATAAATAAATTTATAAGCCTTTTTATTATTCGCACTCCGATCCTTGGTTATCTGTAGCTCAATTCCCAAAATTGTAGCGGATTCTTCAACCGCTCGGGAAAACCGTTTTACACTATAATCCTTCTTTTCATACCCAGCCATTTTCAAAAAATCGGCATATAATTGCTCCAAACTGGTCCATCCATCCACAAGCCTTACCGCCTCAAAATAGTCCAAAAATTCCTCCCCAAATTGCACACGAACCTGCTTTCTCGCCAACTTGTCGCTCCTCTTTACCTCCGTTACCCCACTACCAAGGTAGTCCCTTACGCACTCAAACATCAGGTTATAAAACCTATTCCACTCATCAGCATCCCAATCCTCAAATAACTTCTTGCCAAACTCATCCTCGGGAGTTCTATCCACTCCAAAATAAGGGGCAAATTCCAATACCTTTTGCCTCCTCTTGGCGTGTGTTCCCATATTAGGGATAGTGTAATTCGTGGTAAACATCACCTTAGGAGAATCCTTGTAAGGGATAAACAACTCATCTTTGTTCTTCTTCTCTACCGTTATCCCTTCAGTTATTATAGAGTAAAAACCCTCAAAATCTACGTTCTTCCTCGTATCCTCAATGGCAAGTATCTTAGTGTCCAGGTCGACTCTTTGGAACGCAAAGTTTTTGTCAATCTTAAAGTTCTTACCATCTACTCTCACCATTTGACACAAGTAGCCAAGTGCCTTGACAAATATCCCCTTACCAGTTCCACCTCCTTTGGCTTCGTTCTCGGTTTCTTCAGCCAAAATAACCGAGAATGGCCTTGCGGGGTCTTTGTACTTATGAAGTAAGTAGCCAATGAGTCCCATAGCATATAAGACTCGCTCCATATCATCGCCACATATACGCTTCAAAAACCTAAAGTATTCTATTTGCTCGGCCTCCTGCTCTTGGTCGACCACAATGTAATGATCGATGACTTGCGACTCCCAGATGACCTTACCCAACTCTCCATACGAACGCAAACCAACTCCTTCACTTGTAATCACGACCACACCATTTTTAAATGGGAAGTAGGCCGTGCTTCTATCGTCACGCAAAAAATCTAACTCCGCTCTATCAAAAAACTCAAAGAAGCCATCATTGAATAGTTGCGAACTACCACGATAAACAAGTTCCATAATACTTTGTGGGGATTGCTCAAGTCCAAGGTCATCGACCTCCTTATCTAAATACCCCTTGATGAACTTTTTAATCTCCTCCGTACTACTCTCCCTCACAAACCCATTGACCTCACGAATGAGGCGATAATCAGTCCCATTAGGCTCATAAAAATATAACCTAAACCCACCTACCTTGGTCAGATACGATTGCAACTTATATCTATTGATAACCGCTACGCACTTCCTTCCCTTTATCTCAACATCCCAAAATGTAAGCACCGGCTCCCTTGCCTCCAATCGTTCCACCACCACTTGAGCGTCTTTGATGCCCATATTCTTATTACGCACCAAGTGGTCGACTATCTCATCGTTACTATACCCCTCCTCTCGCTTTTGGTAGACCTCATAGTCAACGCTACTTCTCCTTTCTCCATAACCCATCTCGACCAATTTCTTGGCAGCCATACTAAAGTCGCCACCACACTCCAAGATGGCGAAGACCGCAGATAACTTATATCCCTTTTGAACAATAAAAGGCGTGTTGGTGCTAAAGACCGAGAATAAGCCAAGTGTCTTATTCCACGAACCACTATGCTCGGATGTGCCACCAGGTCGCAAGAAATATATCCGATCACCTCCATTTTTTACAAGCGACCAACCATTGCGACTCATTAACTCTAATATGTCACCCCTATTGTTATAATCATCAAATGGCGACTTACCATATTCCTTAGGACTTGGCCTTTCTGACGCCTCGATGACTACTTCTTCAAGTACCTCATTAAAAGTTCGCATAATTGCGAGTAGTCGCTCACGATCTTCGACTTCAATGCGCCTTGGCTCATCCCCTTGTTCCACTTGATAACCTTGCGTAGGAGGCGCAACGACATAACCACCTTCGCCTCTTGTTTCCACAATGGTAAGTGTCTTAAGATGCGGAGAGGCTTTCTTCTCCATTTCAGATAACTCACGATTTGCTAATTTTTGGTTGCCTTCAATTATTTCGCATTTATAGTAAATATGCACTCCACCACTACGTGTGCGAACCACGTATAGCTTGTCCATTAATTCGCTTGGTATTTTGGCCTTTATCTCCGACCAAAGGTCATAGGTAGCGTATTTAGTGTCAATGTCAATGACCTCGAGGCCACCGCTCACCGCTCCACATATCACGGCCACCCCACGAGCCTTGGGGTCGCTCATTTGCTTGTCCAACTCCTCCTTGGTTATCATTCTTGTCTGGAACTCCTTCCAAGGAAAGATGGCTCTTTTGTGTTCGTTGACCGCAATACAATTTATGCTCAAGTTTAAGTAGTCCATAGTAAAATAATATAGTAAAGAAAACTTACAAATTCACCCCACAAAGAACATCTACATCCTCAACGCTACGAACCACTCGTGCGTAGCACCCGTGGGCGTTTAACTTATCAATCATATACTTTTGTAGTTCGCTCACCACTCCATCATCGGTCTTGACTTCGAGAAAGGCGATGCGCCCCCTCTTGATACATAATAGGTCCGGAATTCCGTTAGTCGAGGTTGCTTTTAACTTCGTCACAAACCAACCGTGCGACTCAAGTCTTTGCCTAATCTTTGTCTGTATTTTTTGTTCGCTCATAAATTATCGTATTATTATTTGCTTATCCATAAAATCAACAATAACATCAGTAATAAATAATCCTTCCTCTTTCCATCGCATTTGGTTAACGAGTTTAAACTTACTAAAGTGATGGGGTTCGAGGTGTATATCAATGGATGATTCGTTGATGTCCACAACGTACTTCTCCATAAGGTATTGCTTGAATAGTTCGCTACACTCATTGGTGAGCAGTTCAATGGTAAGATATAACCTAACCTCAAGGATGTCCGATGCAATTCGTAAAATGCCAAACGACCTATCCTCAATGTCCACTTCCCAGTTGATGAGTTGCTTACGTCTATTGGTAGGGTATACCTCAATAAAGTTATTCTTATCCGAACCCACAAAAAACCAAGGGTCGATGTAGTCAATGTCAAATGATGTTGATTGGTAGATCATTTTATATAATCTTTCTTAAAATATTGCAATGTATAATCTAATTTTTGACTCACCATTTTGTGTATCTTCTCCTCTATACCTCCCACGCTAAAGATGTAATATATCTTGCTTTCTTTGACCCTATCCTTAGTCTGAATCCTCGCCCTGGTTTGCCAATACGATACCGCAGAGAAATCAATGTTAAGAAACACAAGTGCATCTGCGGAGGAAAGGTTAATTCCCTCCCTACCGCTAACCACTTGAGATAAGAACACAAGGTCATCACGCTCCTCAAATTCTTTAGGGTCGAGCGTATTGCACCCTGCGAATACCCACCTAAGTAGTGCTAACTCGGCCTTAAACTTATAGTAAATGGCAATTTTTTTACCTTTAAAATAGTCTTTGATAAACTCTCCTTTGGTATAGTCAAAGACTTTACTATCGATTTTATTCTCTGGAGATTCATCAACGATAATTGTACCACTATAAATTTGGTGTAGCTTTTGCATTAATTTGACCTCGGTGTCGGCAAGTACCACATCACCATCGCCATTTTTGACAATCTTATGCTTAGCCAAATGGTCGGCTAATTTATAGGTCGATGGCATCATTTTAACATAGAGGATATTCTCGTCTACGTAGGACTTAAACCCTGCGTCTTCTTGGGAGAAGTTAATAAATAAGTGATCGGTCATTTGTTTGATTTTAGTTATGTAGGCTTTTTTGTAGTCATTGACCATATACCCATTGAACTTGCGTTGCTTGACATCTACAAAGTCCACCGCCCATTTGTAGAATCCCTTGTAGTCTATAAAGGGACTCCACGATGACACCCAAAATTGGTAGTAGAGTTGAGAAAAACTCTCCGGTGATGGAGTCCCTGACAAGTAAATAATAGGCTTACCCTCGCATAACTTTTTTAAAACTACCGCACGATGGCTTGGCTTTGGAAAGCGACCAAGGGAGTGCGCCTCATCAAGAATTGCAAGATCAAACTCATCGACTACCTTATGCGTGGATTCATAATTGGTGACAACTACATTATCAAAGTCATAACCCATCTCACTAAGTTGGCCTACAATGTCATCAATGGCTTTCTTCTTGGTGACGAAAAGTATCTTACGTGCGCCATATTTCCAAGCCGTCATAAAGGATGTCATTGTCTTGCCTACTCGTGGCTCGAGCGCAAGGTAGACCAAATGATATTTGCGTAGTATTTCCAATGCTTGTTCGGATATTTGGATTTGATACGGGCGTGGGGTGAGTTTATCGGTCATATGATTTGCCGGGGGATTCGCCTTTTTCATTAAAGGGTTTATATTGGTATTTTGGGTAAAAGTAGTCAAATTCCTCTTGTGGATGAAAAAATCCATCCATTTCAAAGTAAGCTACCCCATCTTTAATCCTCCAATGTACATTTTTACGCTCCTCATTTTTGCGTATGTATTCACCTATATTGTGTGTTGTTCGCATCTCCATAAATTTTAGCGTATTCACGTTCATAATAAACTATCCAAAAGTCGGCTCTAATGCCATCCATATTGGTGATCTTAACTTCATTGAGATACACTTGGTCATCGGGGTGGATGGGGTAGATGCCTACGGGTGAGTCAATGACCCACCCATCATCGGTCTTGCGTATTATTCCGAGCATAATTGACGTTTTATTTTGGTTAAGTAAATAGCAAGGTCAAGAGCCTCCTCAATGGCGTGGTCAAGCCAATCCTCGTTACTCAAGTCCTTCCTATCCATAGTTACGCCATACGTAATTAGTCCATCGTTTGCTCTATTTTTCATCCTACAAGCTACCTCATAGATGATAGTATCATCGTTATTGATTACAATAAAGTCTTTCATTTCTTGTGTTTTAATTGGTAAGATATATTGCGAGGCTTGACCTCATCGTTGATGGATGACCATAGTTTGTAGGTTGCTTTAAATAACTGCCAGTCCTTAGCAACTTCGCTCATCCCACGAGTAACGAGTTGCCATCCATAGCCTTGGATGACATTGCCCTTTCCGGTGGTACGAGTCTTTGAGTTGAGCCAAAGTATACCCACTTGGTCGACTTTACCACCACCTATTTTTAGTAGTTCGTTGTAGGCCGCAAGTTGTAGCCAATACGATGGATAGATGGAGTTGGAGGTCTTAATGTCAACGAGAATTGTCTTGTTTTTTATGGTTAAAACTCGATCAAGAGTACCCGCAAATCCTAACTCCTCGCTCACAATGTGCGCCTCCATCATATCAATGACGGGTTGGTGGGTGCGTGAGAACTCAACATAACGCTCGAACATCGCCCACTCTAAGATTTTAAATTGTGGTTTGCCATATTCATTGAGCATTGTGACTTCTTCTCCACTATCGTAACGCTCGGTGAGTTCGTGTACGTTAGAGCCTCTACGACCCGCCTCGTCACGAATGGAGTCGGCATCGGAGCCAACGTCTTTTAGCCATTTAAAATAAGATGCTTCTTTGGGATAAGCCTCCAAGATAGTGGTAACTGAAGGCACATAAAGGCCACCTGGCGTGGCATAAAATCGTGAGTCGATGAACTCGATACGATCTTTGGTTAGTGTGTAATTTTGCATATTTAGGGGGTTTAGTTAATGAAGTAAAAAAGACCCCAATGTAGAAACATCGGGGGGTAATTATTGACCACTAAAACGACAACGAAAACATCGATTGTACGTATTTTTCCAAGAACTCCATACGCTTGGTGTCATCCCAAGTTATTTTGCCCTTGACTTTAATTTGTTCGAGGTCAGGCATACCATTAGGGTTTGCCTTGGTGAAGTAATGCTTGACCGCTTGGCCATCTTGACGAAGGAAGATAACGCTTTGGCTTTTGTCATCCTTTTTTACGATGGCGGGTGAGATCTCAACATTGATGTCAAGATTTACGTTGGGTAATGCCTTGAGAAATGATGTGGCATATCCACTTGAGTAGTTCATCTCAAACTGATACACTTGGTCATTGGCAGGTGATTTGACCTTAACCACCCAAAACTTACCATACTCGCTCTCTTTGGTTGTCACTTCTTTGACGTGACCAATGAGTGAGGTGTAAAATAGTTCGTGTACGGTCTTGCCAACCTTGTTGACTCGTGACACCGCATTGGGTGTGCCTTCGTCAACTCTACGAACAAACTTACCATTGCTAACCGAGAGGAATGTAATCCCTCCATTCTGTGTCTGACTTTCTTGTAGTCCCATTGTTTATTTATTATAGTTAAGAAAAAAATGACGCTTTCTAAAAGTGTCCATTAACATTGCAACGGCTTCGTGGTATGGCTTACTATCTACTATTTGTGCGTATTTATCCTCAAAGGATGAAATCTCGTGCATTACATTGTCGGCATTCTCTTTTGTCATTTGAAAGATTAACAAACAAATACGATTATAATCCGAATAAAATATTTTTGGAATATCGTAACCACTTAAACGTTCATAATCAAATGGATCTTGCTCTGCGAACAAGTACATACCAATGATGATACTAAGCAGCAGTAGGATGATGAGAATCGGAAATAACATAGTTGGTTAGTTTTTCGATTATTAATCTATAAGTATGTAAACGAATGTTGCCGTGGTTCTCGGCTTTGTTAATTGTTGCAGTTGTAAGACCAGTTAATTGCGCCAATTTCTCTTGTGTTAGTTTTTTCTCTTGTCTTAGTTTTTTAATCTCTACCATTTTTTAAGTGTTTTAATAATTGTGTTAATGATGCGTGAGAAGGTGGATTGGTTGTAGTCAACGTTCCACTCTGTTGGATAGTAATTGGTAGGCTTGACGTAATACATACCAACTTTAAACTCTGCTATCCATTCTTGTTCGGTTAATTGTCTTTGCATTTTGTTTCTTTTTAGGTAATGCAAATCTATAACAACATTTCTTCATAAAAAAATATATATTTAATAATTACGTGTCATTAGGTATTTGCTCATTCCAATCGGATTTCCTCATTGCAATCGGATTTCCTCATTCCAATCGGAAATAAAAACCCCCCACAAGAATGTGAGGGGTCTCCCCTAAAAAAAAACCTAACCGTATATCGTTACGAATGTAACCCTCCTATATTATTTATCAAAATCTATTTACTCCCATCTTGCAATGGTGGGTGTGGTAAATCCTCAATCCTACGATAACGCTCCTTCCAAAGGGTATTGGTGAGAATAATGCTATACTTTATGACCTCCTCCTCGCTAAGTTGTGGGAGAAGGATGTGCAGACACTCGTGAAGCAAGATTTCCAGGTGCTTTTTACCCTTGAGGCGTTCATCGATCTCAATGAACTCATCCCCGTGAGCAATTCCCCACGCTTTTTGCTTACCTAATTTGCCATATCGTACCTTAATGGATTTGGCCATTGATGATTTGGTAATTTTTTACACTAAACTCTCCATTGTCTTCCACCAAGATATGAGCAAAGCCGTGCTGATAATTACTCACCAAGGGGTTATAATCAGGCTTTAGTTCACATAGGGAGCCGGTAGACCAACACCCAAATGACTTACCATCAAGATTGACCTCAACGTGGTTGCTTACCTTATGTACGTGGCCAATGATAACGCTTTGCTTTGCTTTCATCCACGCACCACGAGCCGAGTTTACGGGTGAGAAAAAACCCCTCATTATATGATGGCCGTGAGTGATGGATAGTTTACCCGCCTTGACAAGCACGTTATCTTCTATTATTTGAATGTTCTCTTCGCTAATGGCAAGTCTACGATGTAGGTGATAATACTCATCGTCAAAAATTTCGTGTACTTTAGTCATTAGCCATTTTTGATAACGCACATCGTGGTTGCCCAAAATCCAATAAATCCTTGCCTTTGGAAATGACTTGCGTAGGGATTGTAGAAAATGCTTGGTAAGACTAAATTCTTCCTTTACCGATCTCTTGCGTGGGTCTTTCTCAAATCGTGAGAGATTGTGAAAGTCCATCAAATCACCATTAATGATTATAGTATTAATGTCATTTTTTATCCCATACTCAAATGCCATAGTGATGGCATCGACATCGTGGTATGGGATGTGAAGATCAGAGATAAGTAAGATGTTATTGCACTTCTTATCCAACTCAAATGGCATTCGCTCCTCTGCGTAGCTTTGAGGGATGTTGTAAGGGTTTTTAGGTCGAGTAGGCATATTGGTTATGGGTTTGTAACGTGTTGACATTCCTTTACCCTCCAATCGCATTAGTCCAAGTCTTACGGCCTCCAAATTCGGGAAAAGTATGGAATTTTCATTATAGGCAATTCGAGCAAGTTTTTTAGTTGGCATCTCCCACCCATACTTTATTCGGTATTGGTGGAGTAGTTCCTTTTTAGTCATAAAAATTTACGTACTACGAATATAATGATTATTATTAATGCAATCCACCCCCACGTGAGGAGTGCGCCTTTTTGCCAGTAGCGTTTGCCTTCTTTTAATTTCTTTATTTCTTCCTCCGCCTGGTGGAACTGGTCCTTATAAATCTCCGTATAAACAATTTTGTTTATTTTTACGATGGAGTCAGCGCAAGGCTTTAAGACTTTTTGTACCCTATCATATGTCACTATTGTAGTGTCGTATATCCACGAATAAATAGAGTCAGTCATTACCTCAATGACATAGTTATCCTTATAGATTATACTTGTATCGTGAACCTCTTTATCAATGTATTTGGTTATTAGTCGCTCGGTGGTGCAAGACGATAATAGCATTATAAGTATCATTAGGTATTTCATACAAAAACTTTAGTCTTGCTTATTCTATCTTTTAGACCATTAGTCCCACCATTAACCCGCTTGGTGACCGCTACTATGGTTGGCTCATCCACCCCTTGATCGCATATCTTCCAAAGGCCTTTCTTTTCAAAAAACCAAGCCGCAGAGGTGAGTGCATACTTTGTGGCTACCAGGTCGGGGTTGCTTAATAAATCTACCCCTATAAAATCACCAAATGCTTTATAATTTACCCTTCCGGTAAGTTGGAGATAACCTCTGCCTCTAAATTTATACCCATCCCCCGTGTTCCTATTCCCATTACCCAAGCGACATTCGTAGACGATGTTGGCTATTTGCTCTGGCTTACGAGCATATAACTTAGCCGTGTTCTTATCAAAATACTTTGGGAATACGTTGAGTAATCCTATTTCCGAGTAATTAAGGTTCTCACGAGTAAACTTAAAATTACCACTCTCGTGAGCGCATTGCGCAAGGAAGTGCGCCAAACGAAATGGGTTGGAGATGTCGAACATTTGAACGACATCTACCAACTCATCATACACTTGTATGGGTATCTTATGCCTTACTTTCGTCAGCATTCTGCTGCATTGCTTCGCCAATCTTGGCGTTTGTTTCAGCTAATTGCTTTTGCAAATACTCAATTTGAGCGAGAATGTCGTAGGCTTGTGCCTTGAGTTCTTTAATGTCCATAGTTTTAATTTTTATAAAGTTACTAATTTATTGTAAAAAACCTGCGTTTCTAAGTGCCTTTACTATTTGAGGTATAGTATATCCATCAAATGTATCTGTATCAGTTACCGTTGTGCCACCCCCACCAATATAAGTAGCACTACCTACTGCGGTTGTTTGTTGGTAAAGTTTTACAATCGCTCCATTCTCCGTTCTAAAGTGAGCTGCTGCATTACCAGCCGTAATATCTGCCGAATATTGCAAAAATGAATCAGTAGGCGATGAACTTGGTGCAGTTGCATTAACCATTGAAATAACTTTTGTACCACCACCAAACACTGAGCCACCTTGTCCAATTCCTAAATTTCCACTCGTCATTATATGGTCAGTAGATATACTTAAATTATGTCCATTATTGTCTACTGTGACTCTATTGGATGAATCCATTGCAACTGACCCAAGAGCAGAGCCACCAGTTGTTTCAAATACAACGCCTTTTAGGTTTGGAAAACGTACATTATCATAAAAATACCCACTACCATTTATTTGTATTGTACCAATACCATTATCACTACTGGTATTCCATAAAAGCCTACCATTGGACAATATTTGACCTCGATATGTAGATCCAGTTTCAAATTGTATTGAAGCCGAATGAACCGTTTTATATACTAAAGCACCAGTTCCTTGATGCTCAAAATAAGTATTAGCATTTGCACCCGTGTTATAGCGAATAAACCTTGCGCCATACCCAGTATAAGTAGTATCGCCAATTAAGTCAATATACGCATAACCATTGCCACTTCTATTTTGACCAATCTTTATCGCATACTCACCATTTGAGCCACCTTCGCCAACGGAAATTATATTTGTGCCATTATCATACACAATACCATTTCCAATGCTACTCGAGCCAGTAAATCGTGCCAAATAACCCGTTGTTCCACTTCCCGTAATCGTTCCACCCGATGATGGAGATGAGTTAGTGATGGTAAAATTTGGATATGTGCCAGATATACTTATCCCAGTCCCGGCCGTTAATGCGACCACTTGGTCGGGAGCCGTATTGGTTATAGTTATCGTACCCGATGAGGTGATAGGTGAGCCAGAAATTGATATGCCAGTCCCAGCACTTGCGGCAACCGAGGTAACCGTACCCACACTCCAAGACCTATCTGCGCTCAAATCATAGGCCGTGCCATTTATTGTTAGTGTTCTTGTTGATGGAACACCACCCAAACCACTTAACGTATAGTTAGGTATATTTAAGACATTACTTACTAAAGTAGCCGCACCACTCGACCCCGTTGTAGTTAGGCTTGTAATACGATTTGTATATGCGGTGTCCCAATTCGCCTGACTTGCCGTTGTTGGTATTGAATATCCACTTTGTAGTGATATCGCCAATGTCCCGCTTGTTGTTATAGGTGATCCAGTAATGGTTAAGCCAGTTGGAACACTAAGCGCAACGGAGGTAACCGTACCACCCGAGGATGGTGAACTATTTGTTATCGTGAAATTGGGATAAGTCCCAGAGATGCTTATACCCGTACCCCCAGTCAATGCAACCACTTGGTCGGGTGCAGTATTTGTGATTGTCAACGTACCACTTGAGGTTATTGGACTACCAGAGATAGAGATCCCAGTCCCGGCCGATGCCGCCACCGAAGTAACCGTACCTACATTCCACGTTCTATTGGCACTTAGGTCATAAGATGTGCCATTAATTGTTAATGTCCTTGTTGTAGGGACTGCGCCTATTGTTGTCGATGTTATTTCTAACCATTGAGGAGCGGCACTATTGCCAAAGCCATCACCCGTTTGGGATAGAAACTTAGTCACCGCATCCGTGTTACCCGCTCTACGAACGGCCGCCCCTGATGCGTTAGAATATACAATATCACCAAGTGTGGTAAATACATTGTTCATCTTGGCATCCCACGTGGCTTGTCTTGCATCGGTAGGAAGTGAATATCCAGCAGCAAATGTAACTGCAAGTGTTCCTGACGATGTGATGGGCGATCCACTGACAACGAAGCCAGTTGGAACGCTCATCGCAACGGAGGTGACCGAGCCGCTACCTGCACCCGATGTAGGTGTATAAGTTATTAAGGACTTATTTATCCTCATATTAGATAATCACAAGGTTAAGTTGAGAAGCAATAAAAGCATAAGCACCATCGTTAGAATTATCCCAATCTTGATAATCTTGACCGCTCATTCCTACGTTACCATCGGCAAGGGATTGACCACTTATGAGATTACCATCAGCGTCTTGGCTATCACCTTCTTTAAGTTGATAGTAAAAAGTTGCTGATGTAGCAAGGTCATCATTGATGAGTATAGCATCTAATACCGATGCGCTTTTGCTTTCGCCATTTTTCCAAATCTGTACTGGTTGAATTTGTTTCATTTTTATTTTATTTTATTTATGCTAATAAACCTGCGTTACGAAGTGCTTTAACTACTTGAGCCATTGTATATCCATCAAAGGTACTTGCATCATTTACTGCCGTACCCGTATTTGCTACAAATGCTGCTGCTGCCACCGCAGTAGTCGGTTGAACTATTGGCGTTGCGTTCCAAAAAGATAATTTTTGTGATGTAGCCGTTCCTATTTTAGTTCCCGTTGTTGTTCCAATAGTTATATTACCTGCATCATTTATTGTATAAGATGCCGCCGTCACACTCGAACTGAATGTGGCTGCACCAGTTGAAGCTATTGTGAATTGCGCAGTAGATGAACCACCAGCTGCCATCTTGATTGAACCACTTGCGAAGTCGTTTAGTATTGCAATATCACCATTTGTAATATTTGATAAATACGCATCATTAGCAACAACAAATTTATATGTAGTTGTTGAAGCACTATATTTACCAATGTTAAAACTTGATAAATCACCTGCACCAGTAGTTATTGTTAGATACGGAATTGCATCTGTACCACTTGTAGTATTTCTTAAAATTAATCTTGTATAACCATTAGTATTTTTTACAATAGTTAAGTTGTCGTTCAACGTACTCGCCCCCGTTATCCTCGCAGTGCCAGTGACTTGTAACTTCTCGCCTGAGTCAGTTGTGCTGCCGATGAGTAATGAGCCGTTGAGATAGTTCAGTGCAGTGCCGTTCATATAGAGATTCCAACGACCAGTGCCGGATGCTATGTTTCCGTAAAAACCGTAGTTGTTGGTTGCACCTGTTAAGTTTGAATCAACAAGAAATCCAAATTGTGAAGTTATTGTAGCAGAACCCACTGTACTAATTCCAGCTACTTCATAATGCTTCAAAACAGAAAGTGTGAATGCAGTGTTTTGAATAGAAGGCGCAGATGAAAACATCTGAGCAGATGAAGTTACATCAGAACGAATACTACCACTATTATATATTCCATAATAGTTAACAGAGCCAGTAAGGTTCTTAGTAACGTTTATATTTGTATTGCTTAATGATGTTGTACCAATCCCCAACGACCCCGCCAAATAGTTGTTGGCAGTTCCGTTCATATATAGATTCCACTTATTTGCCCCACTTGATAAACTTCCGTAAAAACCAAAATTATTTGTTGCAGCAGTTATATCATCTGACCAAAAAGCATATTGATTTGTTATTGTACTACCAGCACCGATTGTTCCTTGCGTTGCAAAGAAATGTCTATAATTGCTTATATTAAATACTGCGGCTTGTGTTTGTAGTGCATTGAAAAATCCGTTTGAACTTGTTGTTGAATCGGATTGTACAACACCATTTTGATAAACCGCATAAGTATTAACTCCACCAGTAAGTGTTTTACCTAAACGTAATGTAAAGCCTGTCAAACTCGTAGTACCTATCCCCAATGAACCCTCTATATAGTTGGAGGCACTTCCAGAACCATACAATCCCCATCCAGTATTGTTGCTCCATTCTATTGACCTCCAATCAGCCGCTGCGGTTAGGGTTGGTGCAATAAGCAATCCACGAGTGATTCCGCTTGCACCACCAGTTTGATTGATGGTTGTATTTATTAAAGTGCTATTCCAAGTTGCAGTACCGCTTGTAGGAGTAAATCCACCACCAAAATTCATTAAAGATTGCGCAGCAGCGGTAGAATTATTTGAAACGAAAAACCAAAAACTTGAACTTGCTGCGGTTCTTGTTACTGCCCTACCATCAAATGCTAAACCAGTAGCACCAATTTCAACACCCGAAATAGCAATCGATGGATATATTCTCGCACCAGTATTTGATGTTAAAAATATTGACCCGTCATTTCTTGCAAGAAATAAAGAACTTCCATCACTATTCTGCACCGTAAGTGCCGTTGTCGCACTTGTATTACCACTACCTTTCAATAACGTATCACCAATCACTTGTAACCTCTGCCCAGAATCAGTTGCACCAGTTCCGATACCTACATTATTGCTTGCAAATAAACGTATTGTTTCAACAGCTGATGCATTTCTAAAAATAGTCAGTCCGTCAATATAGTTTGTTGTACCAGCTAAATATGTATTACCAATAACAATAAATTTATATCCAGTCAATGATGTTGTCCCAAGACCCAATGACCCAGCCAAATAGTTATCGGCAGTGCCAATCATATATAGATTCCAACGACCAGTTCCACTTGGCATATTGCCAAAATATGAATAGTTAAAAGTAGCCCCAGTTAGGTTATTATCTACAAAAAACCCGAATTGATTTGTTGCAGTTCCAGTAAAAGTGTTTTGTCTTGCAAAATAATATATTAAATCAGTTACCGCAGTACCACTTGCTATTGATGGAGATATTTGAAAACCTCTTGCTTGAGATGTTACATCATTTTGTATTGCTCCATCTATATACGCTCCAATTGCATTTGCACCTCCAGTTATGCTTTTACTTATTCTAAAAACATAACCAGCTAAATTTGTACTCCCAATCCCCAATGACCCAGCCATATAGTTATTTGCAGTCCCCGCACCATACAACCCCCATCCAGTGCTATTGTTCCATTCTATTGACCTCCAATCAGCAGCAGCGGTTAGGGTTGGGTTGACGTATAGACCACGAGTGATGCCGTTTGCACCGCCTGTTTGGTTGATGCTTGGTGAAATAGTTAAATAATACATAGCAGCATTACCGCTTGTAGGAGCGAACTGCCTTGTAATACTTACTTGAGTATTAAACCCACTTGTTGCACCTAATGTTGTTCCCCAAAAATTAAATGCACCAACACCAAATGTTTGTGTTGTTACTGATGTGTAAAATGTTGTATTTAGACCGCCAATATTTAAAATCCCATCTGTACCTGATGGAAATATAACTGCACCACTTGCGTTTGAACCTAATAATAATTGTCCATCATTCAAGAACCTCCACATATTTGTTCCTGCACTATTCTGCACCGTCAATGCCGTTGTCGCACTTGTATTGCCACTACCTCTCATTAACGTATCGCCAATGACTTGGAGGCGTTGACCAGAGTCGGTGGTGGAGTTTATAGCAAGGTTACCAGTAGCAAATAGTCGCATACGTTCGGTACTATTTGTTAACCAACGTATATTTCCAGTAGCCTGATTATTTATGAATATGAAATCATTGTTTAAAGATTGCATTCTCATACCAACTGAAGAAACTTGTCCAGTTGTTAAATTGGTTAAATGAATACCAGATATTCCATCATCATATATATTTAAAAAATAACTACCAACACCCCAATCAACTGGAGTAGCAGTTTGTAATCCTAATGCACGAGTCCCTTGAAAAACAACACTATTACCTAAAGCACTTGTACCAGTAAATCTTGGTAAATAGTTTGTTGTACCCGTTCCCGTGATAGGGTTAGTTAGTGCGTTCTGCTTGTTGTTAAATGTTGTCCAATCTGTTGATGAAAGGAATCCATTAACCGAACCAGTAGCTTGTGGAATTGATATGGTATTGGTTGAACGTGATAATGGAGAACTAAATGTTAATACATTTTCTTTACCATTAAATGTACTCCAATCTGCACTTGTCAATAATCCCCTATTCGTTGCACTCGCACTTGGGAGATTAAAGGTATGCGTAGAAGTCGCACTACTGATATTAAAGTCCGTACCACTTGTCCCTGTTGCGAAAGTCTGTGAAAGAGCCGTTAAGCCGTTTAAACTTGTTATGCCTGTGTCAGTATCTGAACTATTTTGCCATAATTGTGTAGCCGAGTTATATTTAAGAACCTGACCATTAGTAGGACTTGTTATCTGCACATCGTGAATCTCATCCAACTCATATCCGTTCTGCACTTTGACCTCAATAGTACCAAGAGTAGGATGTGAACGTGTTACAATACCAACATAGACTAAATGAATAGGAGCAAGTTGCTTTGTTGTTGTTACCCCACCAGCGACTGAACCACTTAAATACAACTGTTGTCCTTCCGTATACGCTGAAGTATCTAAATAACCAAGTGTACCCAACACCACAACATAACCCGTTCCATTGTTAGCAATAGCGGTCTGCACCATACCAAGTGTCTGAGCACTCGTAGCATCAGCATTAGCTATCGCCCTCGCTATGGTTGGCAAGTTACCCGTAGCACCATTTATATACACCACCTCACCTGCGTTCATCGTAGTACCACTCTGATTGCGGACTTGCTGAAGAACGGGAAGTGTTAAAGGAAACGTAGCAAGGCTGCCATCACCCCTTAAATACTGAAGGGTAGTCCCCGTAGGATTATTGAACTTGGCATTGAGAGCCGCTTGGAGATCCGCCTGGTTGGATAATGTCCCCGTGATATCACCCCAAACCGCACCGCCATCAACCGTGCCATAGCCGATATTTATATAAACGGGAGATGCGTAGGTATATGAAACTTTTATTGTCATAATTAACTTGTTATTTGGTCTTGAACTTGAACGTAACCTTGCATATAAGTAAACGTACCATTGCCGTTGGTCACTTGTAGGTCATAGACAAACTCACCTGCCGTATAACCAGCCGTTGTTACACTACTAAGTGTTACGGTACGCTGCCAGTTATCACCCACCACAAAATCAGCGTTGTTCCAAATGAACATAGTTGCACCTGCGCTATTTTTAGCCATTAGCTTAAATGTCCAAGTGCTAACATCAACGGTAGTGGTTTCGCAGTCATCCTCATAAAACTTTAAGTCCATTGACCAGGTATCGCCTTTTTTGATGGGTTTTAAATTATGCTCTGGTGTCATTGTCTATCTTGTTTATCCTTTAATTCCAATTTTATATCATTTAGAGCCTCAAAGATACGCTCTAACTTATCGCCTATCTCATCCTCTTTTTTCTCGAGTGTACGAACACGAAGATCAAGCTCTCGTAACTTGATCTTCATATCCGTAAACATCTTGCTAAGAGCAGCAATAAAAGCAATACTTTGTATTACAATCGTTACTACAATGCCGTTGTCCATTATTTCTTGCTTGAATCTTTAGCAAAAAGGCCGACAAGGAGCATACCTATACCTGCCAATACAACTTTCCAATCTTGCGCCATTGCACCTTCATAAATCATAGGAAGTCCCGCAACTGCTCCAAAAAGGCTTGTCTTAATGTTCTCAATCATTTCTTTCATATTATTGGTTTTTATATTGTTATGTAACACGCAGTAACCATAGTTCCATTTAAAGAAACACCAAGGTTAATTACCGGACCCGCACTCACCGAGTAGTTATAGTACCACTTGCCATTATATCCTACCGCAACTAATTTATAAGTAGCAGTAGAACGAGCCGTGATAGTGCCGCCACTCACAACATATTGGTCAGCGACATTTATAAGTTCCATTGGTCCAGCACCCTGCAAAGTAAAAGAGTAAGATGGGATTTGCCCATAAGTAGAGTCGAGAGTTAGTGAACTAATATAACAATCAAATTTATAGACTTTATAATTATTTGATGTGTCAATTATATCCAAATACCCCTTAAATAATGTATCGGATGCCAATATAAAGTTATCGAAAAAAGCCAAACTATTCATTGAATTTTCGATAGGTATTTTAATTAAACCGCTTCCGCTTATTGTAAAACTGCTCCTTCCAAGCAAATACTCTCTATAATAAGCGTTACTTTTAGGAGCAAGTTCTATAAAATCCCTTGTTATATTTATTGTACTATTTTTTGCACAAGCCAATGGGTATATCTGTCCCGCATTATTTGTAACTGCAACAACTAATCCTTCTGTTTTTATTACGTCTGCCATTGTTAATTACTTAAATATTCTTCATAATACGGATCATATATAAATGGTACTGCATCAGTATAGGTAAAATTAATACCTCCAGTAGAAAGTTGTATTTCAACAATATTGCTATCAATTAAAATACTTAAATTATCTTGACTATTAATTTGTATTCCATTAACATCTAATATAGCATTAAATGGCTCAGGAAGTGTATTTACACTTATAGCATAAGTTTGTATATCTAATCCATTTTTTTGTAAACGAAGATATTGCGTAGATGGTGTTGAAGCATTATTTATATATCCACCAACACTACACGTTATGTTCACGGTTATTGTATCATCACCAGTGTATGAAAAAATAGTATCACTACTATTTGCTATAAAATCAGCTGCAGAGGTTATAGTCATTGGAACATACGTTTGTGATGTATATGTTCCATCTATGACATCAGTAGTAAATGTATTAGTAGTAGGTGTACCACTATCTTTATCTTCATCATATACCTCAAGTAAAGTAGCTGACCAAATACCAGTAGAAAAATCTATTTCTTTTAAATTTAAAATGGCATATACTTTATTAGGATCATCATCAATAAATTTGATTGTATTCATTAATCCTATTGGTCTTGTATCAGTATCCCAGGTTAAATTATAAAATGTAGCATCTATCTTATTACGATTAAATCTATTATTTTCCCAATGCGCTATTAATGCCTCTTTTCTAAATGGCACCGTTTCATTAGGAAATCTTAATCTATACCAACTTTTATCACATATTGTTACGCCATCTGATTGATATATTGTACCCTTGTGTGATTGAGAAAAACTATCGCCAAAATATATATCAAATTCATCATTTGTTCTTAAAGTTGCAGATTTTTTATAATATAACTTTTGACCAAATATATTTCTACGCTCGGTGTCTACCTCCCAAGGATTTTTAACCTTAAAAATAAAATTTTTAATTTTAAGATAATTACCAATCATCCCAGTTTGACCTTGAGCATAAAAATATACAGTAATATCACCCTCATCTGGTATTCTATCTGATTGTACGCTTATAGTATTATATTGATAAGCTACTGGTTCTTTGTTACTATCATAATCAAGTTCTATTGCTTTTGTTGGAACTGAGCCTGCTACTTGTTCCCATTTGCCGGTATTTAGTAATTGATAATTTGCACTTACTCCATTTAAAAAAACCCAACAAGGAAACGTTGTTTTTTTACCAGTTGGGAAATTACCTAAAAATGGAGCGTATGATACTTCAAATTGAATATCTAAATATTGTAAATTATTTACCGTAGCTGGTTGTGATTTAATCCAAAAAGCACCAGTTGTAGATGGTATATCGAAAAAGGCATTACTATTTTCAAATAACCCATTTATATAATTTTCAATTAATCCATAAGTTCCAGATGTTGGAGTTGTTGGTGATGCAAACGTACCAGTTTCGTAAGTCCAAGAATCTAATGTTTTTAATTTAGTTGAAGGATTAGATGACAATAAATTACCTCTTGTAAAACTCTCATTTTCTATAACCTCATTAAATAATTCATATCTAAAATTATTTATATCTTTTTTTGTTTTCCTTTTAAGATACCTTAACATCTCGGGGGCAATAGGTTTTATTTCTTGTGATACCCCAACATTTAAATCATACCTTCTATTTGATGATGTACGAGTTGTATTTAATGTAACTTCTCTTAAATTACTTGCTAATCCAGTATATAATTCTTCTAATCTATATAAAAACCATTTTCCATTATATTGAAAAATAGTTTGTGAAAATGCTTGATTTATTTTTTCTAAAGCAATTTTTTTATTGTCAAATTCTCTTGCTTCAATTTGAAAACTACGTGCATCAATGTAGCATTGATCTAAAGGTATATTTGTACCAGTATCTGTCATTGATGAATGAAACAAATTATTTACAACTTTAGTACCAGTAAATATCAATGGTGTAGGTTGTAAACAATATTGTATTGCATCTAATACTTTTAATCTTCCAACAACTTCAGTTCCATTATTATTAAACTGCTCATATTCTAATAAACCTAATCCTTCGGTTGCAGTTAATGTAATTATATGATTTGTATCAATCCAAGTTTCTTGAAAATTATCTTGTAGTAAATATCCTCTCCAATAATTAGTAAAATTTTTATATGAAAATAAAACTTCTATATCACTATCATTATCAGCTATAAAATCATCTATTGTTATAGTATCATTTCCTATAAATTGTATTGTAGCAAGTTGTGGTCTTATTGGCTTAAATAAATCCTCGGATTGATTAAATTCTCCCAAAGTAAATGGTTTAGAAGATGGACTTAATTTTGTACTTACGCCACTAAATCCTTCGACCA